ATGATTTCCTGTTATCCAAGTATCGCCGGTGTAAATATGCATTTCAAACCGGTCATCTAAACTTAAAGTAGTTAATTCAGGAATAGAAGTATAATCAAACACAAAATCAGAAAGGTCGTCCGTGTTATAACGTTCGGCACTAATTGAATTTTTTGCAATTAATATTTGTTCAATATTTTTATATTGATTAAGCATTGTTTTCCTAGTTAGTCTAATTTAGGTTGATTCCAAGTGTCTACATTTTTACTATTATCTGTAGTTACCCAATATGATGTTACCGCATTAATTGTATGGTATTTAAATTCTTCAGCTACACCACAAACAGCACCTATACTAAAAGTGTCACCTATTTCAAATTCAGAATTTAATAATACATCATCGATAATCAATGTTTTTACTTGATATTGAGACATTGAGCGCTCAGGTTCAGGATACACTCTGTATGACCTATTTACTCCAGTATCTACATTTGTTTTTATTAATGAAAATAAAACCTCACTAGTTTCATTAGCGTCAGGTGTATCATATCGATGTTCAATTTGAATTCGTATACGAAGATCTAATCCAGAATTTTTAATTTCTGGAGTTATATAATATCTATTTGTATTTTTTTGCGGAAGCCCGTCTACTACTTCATCCATTAATATACCACTAAATTGACTAGGCGTATTTGTATAAATTTCAGGATTAAGAAGCGCGGCGACATTAATAAACCCAGCTTGAATTCGTCTATCCTCACTTGGTTTATATCGAGCATAAATTATATCAGACTCTGCTACTGTTAAATCAACATTCAAATCAATAGCTCCTATAGGGGTTGTAGTGGTAACTGGAAAACTAAAATAAGAAAATGCTGTATTAATTGTATTTAAAAAACTTCGTTGTGTAACTCGTCTAACTACAGGTTCTATAATTAAAACTTGATTTTCAGGATCAGCTGCATCAATAATAACATTACCTGCAGAATCTCTAGGCACTAAATCAGTATCATTAGATAATGCTGTAAGTCCATTTGATACATAAAACAGATACCTGTCATATGGTAATATTGCATCAGTCGATGGCGATACCATACTATTTGAATTTACTTGCTGTGCTTGTTTTGCCATTATCTAACTACTTTAAAATAAATTTCATCATTGATATATTGTTCAACAAATCCATCTACTGTTTTTAAATTTAATCGATAATACCGTTCAGGCATAAAACCATTCATATCTAAATAGACATAATTGCTAGTACTATCACAACTTATTTTAGTATAAATATTATCGTACGGAATAATGACTTCATCTGTAGCCGCATCCATGATTGAATAATATGACGAAGTTGGTAAATACTTAACTGTTTCTATTGGAAATATATTTGTAGGAGATTTTCTAGGATATTTATCTCGAGCATAAATTCTAATTTTAGCAATCTCAGTATCCTTATAAGTAGGTTTTATTTTAGTGTATACTAAATATGACTCTAAATTTGCAGTAGTTAATGATCCTGTTGTAAATGTGCTATTATCAAAGTACATTGTTAATTTAGGAACATATACAGTATGAGTATCTCTACTAAAATATCTAATATATCCTTGTATATTATTATTTAATTCATCAGCATCCGAAAACTGTAATAAGAATCCATAATTTGGTATTGATATACCACCACTACCACTTATCCACAATTTTACAGCATCAGTAACATCGATATTAATATCGGTAGTTGCATAAGAAAATGATTCAGACGCAATTAACGAAAGTGTATTACCTGAGCCCGAATAATACAAATAATTACCGCCTTTACCAGATCCGGAAATATATAAATTACTTGTGCTAATTTTTTGTAATTGACTACCGGAGATCCAACGAGAACCTGATTGATATCCGTTCCACGATGCACCATCCAATGTTAATGATGAAACTGTCCCGGTGCCATTAACCCAATCTTGTCCTAAAATTTTTGCGTTAATTGAATAATCTGACGGCAAGTTTTTTGCATGCGATGTATATAATTGTAATACAAATTTGCAATTGTTTACTGTTTTTCCGTATGTTGCTAATGAAGCAGATATTTCAGTCATATCAAACTTAATAGCACTTCTAGATTTTAGTAAACTACTTCCAGATGTATTTAAACGTTTTCCTATTTCTAGTACTTCATTAAGTCCCGCATTATACGATGGCTGTACTTCATATAACGTTGTATCTTTTTCTGCATAAAATATTCTAAACATTTATTTTCCTTATTGTGTTACGACCCGACCTTTAATATCTTGATTTGGAAACTTAACTTCAAAAATACTAGGATCTAACGACGGATAAATTACCCCTTGTTTTGTTGCAGTATTAATATCATATATGTTTCCTGAATAATTTTGTGTGCTATTATATAAATTTTTAAATAATACTCCGACTACATTCTGAACACCTTTAACATTTCCTAATCGGTTTAATACATCTGATTTTATAATTGGTTGATTTATTTGCCAACGGTCAATATCAAAATATGTTTTTAATGACTCAATACATTTCAATAAAACTTCATTACTATTATAATTAGATAATACCGAAATTTCAAAATCTAATCCAATATTAATTATAAATGCATCTTTTATATTAACAGCATCTGTTAAAATTCTATAATAGTCTAAATATGTTTTTAAATTTTCTTTGATTGCTGTATTTAATGGTATTAATTGTTTGGTTGAATTAAATCCTAATACATACATGTTTAATGCTAATGGATTTGCTATTCGTTGTTCTTCCAAACTTTGTTGTGATAATTGATCATCTGGCACAATATATGCTTTAGACACACTACCAAATCGAGGCGGCATAGAATATGCACGAATAATATAGTCTTCTCTAGTAACTAAACGATTTTGAGTTGCAAAATTTGCCATTGCATTATTTTTAATATCTTGCAATGTATCTAAATTTTTAGCTCCAGATGCTGGATTGCTATTATCAACGGCAATAGAATTTTTAACAAAGTTCATCATATTAGCATTAGCAGATGAATTAATATCGTCATTATATTCTATAAATTTAATATTAGTTAATGTATTAGCAGCAACATTTTCTTTTAATCCGGCGCTTGTCGAATATACTACCGTTAATGTAGTGTTAGATGGTGCTTGTCCATATGTTCTAGTATATAAAAAGTTCGATGGGTCAATATCTACATCAATTGCTTTACGAAAGCCGGATAACCCATTTCCTACATTATCTGGATTAGGAATAATTTCTTCATCATTATTATCAGATATACCTGCACCAAATTGTAATTCTAATTTGTTATCGCTACGCAATCTAGTAATAAATCGTTTTGCAGTTTTTCTTAATTTTAATAAACTAGGAGAATTTGATCGGTATATTGATAGCTCCGGGTCATTTTCTAATAAATTTGGTACAGCTTCAAACAATGTGTCTTGTGCTAAATATGGCACTTCGTACCAAGCATCTCCATCAGATTCAGTTACTGAAATAATTTCAACAATGTTTGTATCGGGTAATACAATTTTATCATAAGCAATTGGTGAGTTAAATGCATATGTTGCAGTTTTAATATTGCCAGATACTGCACGTATTTGTTTCTTTAATAAATAATATGTTGGAGAATTTGTAGTAGCATCTGATTCAAATACCGTTACTTCGGTTGTGTCTAATGATGATGAAAAAGCAAAATCTACTAAATCTAGAGCACGAAACTCTGCAGTACCATTATTCTGTGTAACTTGCATTCCTGGTTTAATTGATAATGCATAATTGAAATCAGGGGTAACATTAGCTCCAGAACCTGCAGCAGGTAACAGTTGATATACATTTAATATTACATATGCAGGAACATAATTTTTTGGTTTATATCCTAATGATGATGCTATATCATATATATTAGCTCGCTCCGATGCTTGATCTAATAATGATTCTCGTAAATTATTATCAGCATAATATGAAAGCACATCGCCAACGTATGCAGCCATTTCAATAAACATCATTCCGGGCGATGCTTCATTAAAATCAGTATAAGTATTTGGAAAATATTGTTTTGAAAAATCAATAAGATTTTTTCTAAATTGACCAAAGTCTTTTCCCAAATATGTTATTTCTTTTTTTGTTTCCATATTTACTCTATTTTTAAAATACCATTTTCTCCAGCAAATACAACTATTGATTGAGTTTCAATTGCGCTTGGTACTGTATATTCGATTGTAATTTTTATAGTATGATTCGGAATAATTTCATCCAAATTTGTTTTAACATCGATATTTTCAATTGTAATATAAGGAAGCCAATATGAAACTGGAGTTTGTATAATTTCATTGATATTGCCAATAATATCATCTGACATTGGTTGAAATAATATATTTAATAAATTGCACCCAAATTTTGGCTGTTCGTATCGCTCACCAACTTTTGTTAAAATTAAATTGCGTAAATTTGCTTTGGCTTGATCGGTACTATTATAATTTGTAGAAAAGATACCAACATCATTAAATGACAACTTAATACCCAATGGTGTTGTAGTATTA